TTTTAACTTAGTAGGTTCCCGAAATGGGAAACGAAAAGTTGAGATGGGAGCTTGACCTAACCGGGTTCTGCTCTCATTATCTTAGGGGACCTTCCTTTCCAGAAGACCCTTAAGGTAGGCTTCGGAAGCTGTGAAAGCGTTTCCGAAGTCTCGGAGATAATCTGCATCATGCACATTCGCTCCGATGTCCCTTGCAACTACATTTGATAGATGCAAGACGACTTTCGTAAGTGGGTCCCCCATAAGGACCCCCTTTAGAAGCTTCATCCTCCTGACGTTCTCGCCGAGGGATGAGGCATCTTCGCCCATACCGGATAGCACACCGGTAGCAGTGAAGTATATCCAACGTGGCTGAAAACAGACCGCGTTGGTTATTCCGCGTAAGATGGGTGGAATACCACATTTCACCATCCACGCATTCCCGGCCGATGCAGCAAACCAGTGCTGCATACGGTCGGTAGCCTCTTGATAATCTGTACTGGATTGGAAGAGGTGTTCGAAGGTGTCCGTGCGTTCCACGTAATCTCCGAATTGGCGTTCTTCTCTTTCTTTAAGGGAAAAGAGTTCGCTTTTCATTTCTGTCGACATCATGTCTAAGAATGAATTCCAAGCGTGATGGGATTGCCCCATCCCGCTTGTACTGGACTTGATCCCCTTTTTAAGGGGCCAAGCACAGATCTTGGCTACGACGTCTAAGACGATCTTCGCACAAGCACGACCTTTGGTAACGGATCTTCCTTTACCAGGCTCGCGAACCACCGTCAGGAATGCGTAACGCAATTCCTCCGGCGGTGTATTAAGTACATTATCTAGGCATGCCCAGAAAATGAACTCTCCGATTGTATCGAACTGTAAAGGTCCTTTATAATCGTCTATCTCGCCTGTATCCAAATTTCGGATAGGGACGGGATTATCTACGTGGTATAGGGAAAGCACTTCCCTTATACTCTCGCTAGTACCTCCTGTATCCCGGGTATTTTCCCAGGTTGCGGAGGTCGCCACCGTAACTCGCGCCTTTGTCGCGAGCCCGGTGAATGATTCCTGTGCTAAGTCCCGAAGGACTTTAGACAAGGAGTTATCGACGAGCGCAACAGATGTTTCTGTTGGCTCATCGTCAACAGTCGAAATTGTTTTCAAGAATTTCACTTTCGACTGTAAGATCACGAGGGGTGGCGGTGTACCCGCCCCCCGTGTCTGCGATAGGATTCCAGATACGAATACGTATCTGGTTCCTGTCTCACCACCAGCCTTAGCCCACGCAGGGCCAAGGAGGTGTGTTGTCCACGCGGCGGTCTTATCCGCAGCGGGGAGTTCGTTCAGCTTGTATCTCAATGAGTACATTTTGAACAATTTCCTAGACCGTTTAAGTTCGGTATAGGAAGCGGTGAGATTGCGGCCGTGGCCGTTAACTCACCATCTAGGAAC